CCTTTACTTATATATAATCATTATGTCTTTAAACGTCAATGTTAATGATCTAATACGAATAAATAAGTTTTATTTATATCAAGTGTCTTGACTAAATGTTCTTAAAAATGGCATTGTTTGAATATCATTAAACATCCTTTGCCTAGCAGCGTGAAATATATAGTTGCTAGGCTTTTTTATTGGAAGAATGAATGGCTAAGATTATAAAGATTAGGGTTACAAAGCCGCAGATGGAAAAGATCTGTGAGCGCATAGCTGAAGGTGAGAGCCTTACTAGGATATGCAATAACACTAAGAGCTTACCTAGCTGGAGAACTGTGCTTAGATGGGTGCAAGAGAATGATGATGCTCATACTATGTATCGTAAGGCTAGAGCCTTGCAATGCGAAGTGATGAGGGATCAGATACTTGACCTGGTTAAGCTTGAGCTACCAGATGATCCTAAGATGGCTATGGCTGAAGTGCAGCGTAGAAGGTTAGAGTGTGATCATATGGACAAGCATATCAGACAGATGCAACCATTAGGTGTAAGAGATAAGGCAGAGGATAAGACTGCTGGCAATGGGCAAGTAACCTTGAGCTGGGCCAATGGCAACCTTGAGATAGTGTAGCTGTTATTGTGTGCAATGGTCATTGAGTGACAGCGATCACGCATACGAGGCATGCCTTTAACTTGTTAATTAAATATTCTTTGGATTCTGCCACAGTTTTGCCACTCGATCTGCTGTGTCTGTTGGCCAGCAATAAAATAGTTACGAGTAAGCAACTGGTATGATGCTCGTTTTTCCCAGAGAAGGGTGGGTAGCCCCCAAGAGCATGGCCGCCCGTTACTATACATATATACACCTTTTAGAGAGTGTCTAACACATGAACATTGAGATCCCTTATTCACCTAGACCACTTCAAGCAAAGCTCCACAACGAGCTGACTAAGAAGCGCTGGGGAGTGGTTGTATGCCATAGAAGGTTTGGCAAGACTGTGATGGCTATAAACCATCTATTGAGGGCAGCTATATTAAACACCAGGAACAATCCTAGGTATGCTTATATAGCGCCTACATATAGGCAAGCTAAGATGGTTGCCTGGAGTTATTTGAAAGAGTTTGCATCTAAAGTGCCTATGGTTTCGTTCCATGAAACTGAGCTTAGATGTGATCTGCCTAATGGCGCTAGGATACAGTTGTTGGGTTCTGAGAATTTTGATTCGCTGAGGGGAATTTACCTTGATGGATGCTGTATCGATGAAATGGCTGACGTCCCAGAAAGTTTATTTCCTACAGTTTTAAGACCAGCTTTATCGGATAGGAACACAAAAGAAATACCTACGTTTGCTTTTTTTATTGGAACGCCCAGAGGTCATAACGCTTTTTTTGATTTGTATGAAGCGGCTCAAGCGAGTGATGATTGGTTTACTGCGGTTTATAAGGCAAGTGAAACTGGCATTGTTGATGCTGAAGAACTAGCGGCTTCTCAGTCTATGATGAGTACCGATCAGTTTGACCAGGAGTTTGAATGTTCTTGGGTGGCTAATGTGCCAGGAGCTATTTTTGGAAAAGAGCTGCAAGCGGCTCAAGAAAGTGGGCGCATAGGAAATGTTCCCTATGATGAATCGCATAAGGTGGATACGTTTTGGGATCTTGGGATTGGCGATAGCACAGCTATTTGGTTTACTCAGAGTGTTGGCAGAGCCATTCACGTTATAGATTATTATGAAAATAGGAATGAAGGGTTGCCGCATTATGCGAAGGTACTTTCAAATAAAGGTTATGTTTATGGTACTCACAACGCTCCGCATGACATTGAGGTTAGAGAGCTTGGGTCTGGCAAAAGCCGCAAAGAGGTATCCTACGATTTGGGAATTAATTTTAGGGTTGTTCCGAAGTTGCCAGTTGAGGATGGTATCCATGCTGCGCAGCTTATTATATCTCGCTGTTGGTTTGACCAGGTGAATTGTAAGGCTGGGTTAGAAGCTTTAAGGCAGTACCATAGAGCTTATAATGAACGATTAAGAACTTTTAGAAATAGCCCAGTTCACGATTGGGCCAGTCATGCAGCGGATGCTTTTCGTTATTTTGCTGTTGGCATTAAAGAAAATCGAGGTTTTGAACGGCCTCCACAAGCGTTAGCAGATAGTAATTACAATCCATTAAGTAGTATAGGAGCAATGTAACATGGGCGGATTATTTGGAAGTAGTAAACCTACACCACCTCCACCAGCGCCACCACCTCCAGCGCAAGCTGTTCCAGCGCCAACAAAACGTAGTGAGCTAGAGAATAAAATGAAAGATCCTAAAAGAGTGTCTAGGAAAAAGACAATCATGACATCCCCACAAGGTGTGTTAGCTGAAGATGGAGTAACGTATAAGACGTTATTAGGTGGTGCAAAGAAAAAAGCCTAGCTTTGGAGAGGTCGTAGACCTTCTAAGGCATAGTAGGCTGCACCGATCGGTTCGTTTAAAGGTGTTAATGGCTAATTTTGAACTGCCATTAAAGATAAATCATTACAGATACTGGAGAAATAAGAAGCAAAAGCTTGTTGGTTTTTGTGCTTATGCTTTGGTTTCTGACGAAGTGTTAACAAAATTAAGGCATGGCGCATCAATGGAGAAAGATTGGTGGCAGTCTGGCAAGAATTTATGGCTGGCTGAGTTTGTCGCTCCCTTTGGTCATGTATCATTTATTGTAAAAGACACAGTACGATATTTTAAAGAGGAATTTGATGGCATTAAAGTTGGATACTGGTATAGGCCTTCTAAAAGCAAAAGAGGATATATTGGGCAAGATCATGTCCTGGGAAAATCCGACCTTATGTAATATGGGCGGTGATGATCCAGATGATGGCGGCGGCGGTGATGATCCCTACGATCCACCAGAAGAAGATCCAGAATATGATCCAGATCCACCAAGTAATCCAGAACCAGATCCACCAAGCCCTACACCTCCGAGTGATGATGATGATGATGATTATCAAGATAATGAAGAAGATCCTCCAGAAGAAGATCCAGATTATAATCCAGACGTTCCAGGCTCTCCAGGTTCTGGTGTTGGCGGCGGCGGATCAGATGTTGGCGGTGGACCACAAGGACCAGGACAACCTGGCTCAAATCCAGATGATGATGGAACTGACCAAGATGAAGGTATACTGCCAGATGATTCTATAGTTGGTGATGATCCAACTTATGAAGAACCAGATCCAAATTACGGAATGGATTTTGGTGACAATCCAACACCAGATGATCCTGGTATGGGCGGAGATCCAGGAGCTGGTGGTGGCGGCATGGACATTGGCGGCGAACCTGGCGGTGATCCTGGCGGTGGCGGCGGTGGCATGGATGTCTATGAACCTGGATTCAATCCAAATGATGATTTAGGCGGACCAGGTAGTGATGACAATGACGATCCTTATGTACCTCCACCTGGCGTAACAGATCCAGCTCCAACAGATCCAGCAAGTGGCGGTGGGAATGTGAGAGATGTTGTTAGAGCTGGTGACGAGGAAGAAGAAGAAGAAAGAAAACGTGGCAGATCTAAAGGCACAATATTAACATCAGCCCAAGGCATTGTTGGTGGTGCGCCTATTCGTAGAAAAACTTTATTAGGATTATAAATGGCTTCAGATGATTTAGCACGATTACTTCATGAGCGATTTGGCAGTTTGGCTGCACAAAGAGTTACATGGGAGTCGCATTGGCAAGAGATAGCAGATTTTGTTGTTCCAAGAAAAGCGGATATAAATAAAGTACGTTCTCCTGGTGATAAAAGAACAGAGCTTATATTTGATGGAACAGCTATTCATGCAGCAGAACTTATGTCTGCATCCCTACATGGTATGCTTACTAATCCAAGTACAAAATGGTTTAGTTTAAGGTTTGGTGAATTACAACTAGATGGAAATGATAAAGCTAAAGAGTGGCTTGAGAGTGTTGAAGATGTAATGTATCAAGAGTTTGCGAACTCTAATTTTCAAGAACAAATACATGAATTATACCATGATCTCATTACTTTTGGAACTGGGATTATGTTTGTTGAAGGTGATGACGAAGCTACATCTAGTTCTTTAAGGTTTAGTACGAGACATATTGGTGAATGTTATGTTTCTGAAAATGAATATGGTCGTGTAGACACAGTATTTCGTAAATTTAAAATGCCTATGCGAGCAGCAATAAGTCGTTTTGGACCTAATAATGTATCGCAAAGAATTTTAAAACAAAGTGAACAAGATCCTTATTCATTAATTGAGCTTGTTCATGCTGTTTATCCTAGAGATAATTTTGATGTAACTAGAGTTGATTCAATCAATAAACCTTTTGCTTCTGTTTATTATGATGCTGAAGAAAAAAAAGTTTTATCAGAAAGTGGGTTTGATGAATTTCCCTATCTTTCGCCTAGATATTTAAAGGCAAGTTATGAAATTGGTTATGGCAGATCTCCAGCTATGACTGCACTTCCAGATATTAAAATGTTAAATAAAATGTCTGAAGTAACTATTAGGGCTGCACAAAAACAAGTT